GTCAATAGATGATTGTATTGAGTCACAGATGTGTTTTGGATCTATGTGGGGATTATATCAGTCTTAGATTGCCAGCAGCGGTTCTTCCACGAGATTCAACCAATTCATAACTGATTGCTTGACCTTCTGTGATGCTCTCCAACTGGGCACTTCTTAGAGCAGATGCATGCACGAACACATCTTTGCTGCCATCGTCTGGAGTAATAAAACCGTAACCTTTAGCGGCGTTGTACCACTTAACTTTACCTTGATTCATTATGCTTCTTGTTTATTGTTAGTATGAGTTTATTTATGTAAAATTCCGTATAATTGGGGGAAACTGTGTAATAGGGCTCTTTTTACGGAGCCCTATTGGTTCGAATTACATCGCGTTCTTTTTTTCTTGGATTTCTTTTCTTCTTGTTTTAGAAGCTTTGGAAAGAATCCCTAGAGCTTTTCTTGCTCTAGCAGCCGCAGCCTTTACGCCTTTGGTTTCAAAAGCTTCAGACTCTACTTTGTACGATTCAAATGCTTGTACTATTTCATCGTGTGTAGGCATTATGTTTTCTCCTTTTTGGTTATGATATCATAATGAGTTGGTTAAACTCCTCACTAGTATATCGGTTCATTTGATTCAAATCAATCAGATAGTTTGCCAAATGCTAATTTTGGTAAGTGGAAATAAATTGGTATATGTCTTTCCACGTGTCGCATCTGACAACATCTTTGTGTTTGAAATCTCTATTGTGTGGTTGAGTGAACAGTATGGGTATCATGCCTGCCTTCAATCCTGCCAAGGCATTCACTGGTTTGTCTTCGATCCAAAAACTGCCTGCAGATTGGGTAGCCAACACTTCATCTTTATCGCTGCCTGTGTCTAAAAATATTACGGTGTTGAATATCAAACCAAATTTATCACGTAGATTGTCTTCACGTGCTTTGTGAGCCATGGGCTCCAGTGTTTGGCTGGTAATCAATCTAATGGTATAGCCTGCTTCGTGCAACAGATTCAAATAGTGACTGGCTCCATCAATGGGATCCAAATATCGCATAGCAGCACTCTCGTTGAATATTTGTATCAGCAGAGCACAGGCCGATTTGTCCAAGTCATAGTGTTCTTCCACTTTGTAACTGCCTTCTTTTTGTTTTTGATAGCCTTGACGTTTCATCCAAGCGTCAAAAGCCTGTTCCCAATGCAACAGCACGCCATCCACATCACACAATATCAATCGCTTGCTCATATGGTCAATCCTGTGGTGCTTTGAATATAACTGCTGCCTATTTCTTTGTTGCTGGGTGATATGGTCAAAATATGCTGTGTGTTGATCCAATGTTCGTGTGAACCTGCTGTGAGTGCCCAAGGCATCATGCCCACTCCATTCTGCGTTTGTATCATGCACATGGGTTTACGCACACACACTTCTGTGTCGTTGAATTCTGTGATTCTAGTAACCAATTCTTCTTTGCTGACCAATTTGATTGTGAACACATCAGTGGTGTTCAATTCTTTCATAAAACTATTCATTTTTTCCTTGGTTGAAATGTGCTTTGAGCTGTTCATATCCTCCAATGTATTCACCGTTCAATATGATTTGTGGCATTGTTCTTGCTTGTGGTAAGGCTTCCAGCAGTTGTTCTCTGGACCAATTCACACCTATCACTCTTTCTTCGAAAAAAATTTCTTTGGATTTCAGCAAAGATTTGGCCATGTCACAATAAGGACATTGTATTTTGCTCCACACTATGGTTTTGGTTGATCCAGACATGCTTGTAATATACACTATTTAATGGTGTGTTGTCATTGTGTTTTAAGATTAGGCAGACACTTGTTCCAAAACCAAAGTGTCATCTTTGTGCAAAATAACACCATCAAAATACACAGAGGTATGTAATTGATCACTGCCCCATACAAAAATATTTTTGGTTCTTTCATCCTGCACTGGAGTCACATCAATCAACTCATGGTCTTTTTTCCATACACTGTGTTTGATAGCAGTCCATTTGTTTGTAGATTCACTCACTGCTATGTAATAGCCTTGTACTTTTTCACCACCATACCATTGCACTTGTCTTTCAACATTGGCATGACATTTATTTGGCAGAGCATGAGGTTTAGGATCAATGTTTAATGATACAGCATTCAAACAACCCAATATTGATTGAATATTTTTGAACTCAAGATCATTGATATTTGGAAGACAAGCGTCTGTTATTTTTGTAATATTTTCCATCCTGATCTCATTGGTCTATTATATCTGTGGCTTGCGTGTATCGTGGCAAAACTTAATCCAAGTTTTTTGCATTTTCCTTTTAAATTTCCAACAGTTTCATATTTTTTACCTTTGGGAGAAACTAATATCCATTTTTTTGAATTAGGATTTTTTACTCCTAATAATCTACCTTGATTGGCTTGACCTATAAGTTTTTTTGTTTTTTCTGATTGTTTTTTGCCATACATTGGATTATTTTTTCCAGACACTGCTGCACTTATTTTCTTTTTAGTTGCTTTTGTATGTGTCACTGGACCATATCCTCCTCTCTCTAATTGCAATTTTGTTCTTTTTTCTACTTGTTCTTTCCATCTGCGTCCGTAAATTTCTTTATATGTTTTGCCTTTATGATTTGGAGGCAAACTTCCACCTTTGGTTATGTTGTAACCGCTGGGTGCTATGGTATTATATTTTACAATATATTCATCTTCTTTGTCAACAGTTTCATTGGCAATAACTTCAAATTTAAAACAATTTATACCGTATTTTTTAATGGCTTGATATATCAACAATGATCCTGCTCCAAATTGATGCCCTTTCCATCTTTTTTCAGGATCTTTAGTGTATCCAATGTAAGATTTGTTATTGACGGTGTTAGTAATTTTATAAATGTATGACATACATTTATATTTATCCGAACTCGTGTACTATCTTATAATTTAAATTTAGAAAACGTCTCTTTTTTGATATCTTGTTTGATACCACCTACTATATAGCTTGTAATTTGTGTCTGCTGAGGAGCTATCTGCTCACCCTTGCTGCTCAACCAATGTGAAGTCCAAGGCAGAGGATTTTGTGTGGCTGGAGTATCAAATTCAGCATCATAGCCCAATGCTTTCAATCTTTTGTTGGCAATGTGTTCCACATATTGTCCCAGCAATCTCTCATTCAAACCAATAATACTACCATCTCTAAACAAGTGTCTTGCCCAAGCCTTTTCTTCTTCCACGCATTTTTTAAACATTTCAATCACTGTCTTATCTTCCTGTTTGATTATTTTTAGAATGTCTCGGTCATCACCTTTTTGCCATGCTTTGATCACATGGGTGGTCAGATTCAAATGTGTGGCTTCATCACGGGCAATCAATGAAAGTATCTTGGCAGATCCTTCCATCAGTTTCAATTCTCCAAATGCAAATGTGCAGGCAAATGATACATAGAATCTCAGACCTTCCAATAAATTCACATTCACCATGGCCAAATACAATTGTCTTTTTAATTCTTCCTCAGTGCCTTTTTTGTTCACGGTGTATTGCAGTGCAAGATCACCAAACTTGTCATAGTTCTCAGTGACTGATACTGCTCTCTTGGTAATCTCCTTGTCATTCAATATGGTATTAAACACTTCAGATGGATCAGCATACACATTCTTCATGATGTGTGTGTAGGCTCTGCTGTGTATGGTTTCAAAAAAATCCCAAGTCACAATACAACCTTCCAGTTCTGGATTGGAACAGTAAGGTAAAAAATTTAAACTGGGACCTCTGCCTTGCACAGAATCCAACAGTGTTTGGTATTTTAAATTGCTTGTGAATATGTGTTTCTGTTCGGGACGGAAGTTGGCATAGTCTGAACGATCTTTCTGCAGTGACACTTCCTCGGGTCTCCAAAAGTAACCCAACATGGTCTGATTCAGTTTGTCAAACTGTGGATATTTGAACACATCATATCTTTGCACAGACAGATCTTCTCCAAAGAACATGGGTTCTTTGCTCCAATCCACTTCGTTTCTATTGAATATGGTTTTGCTCATAGGT